CCCCTGAATCGCCTAGTTGAACTATTGCATCAGATGTGCCGTTTGTACTTACCCCGTTAAGCATCAACGTAATGCGTTTAACCCACGACGGTATGCTGGTAAAGTCAATCGATGTGCCTGACGTTGAGGCAACGGCTGTGCCAGAAATAATAGGCGTCAACGTGCCTGTGGCCGCTACAAGCGTTTGTGTGTTGGTGCCCGCAACAGCAGGAGCTGCTACCGTGATCGTGCCAGAGGTCGAGCCTTCTAGTACAAAGGGCGATGGCGATGTAATTCCGGTAGTACCGTTAATGACTACTGACATGACAGCCCCCTCAATTCATCCAACGTTGTGCAAGTGTTTACTTGGCTAGTAATATCACGCAGACGCTGTTTCTCAGCCACAACCGCAGCCGTATCGCCATTAGCCTCTAGCGCACGTTGAAATGCTACGTCTTGAGCTTCTAGCAGCGGCGCACGTTCAGCACGTAGCCGGTCTTTGGTAATCGCTTGCGCTTTAGCGAAGTCAATCGTAATCATTCAGTCACCTCAGAAAAGTCAGCCGTCCAAGCGTTACGGAATGTACGGTCAGCAGGGATGTCGGCAGCGTCAACGATGAGGTACGGCTTGCCCGCAGGTACGTCTTTCATCGCTGCTTCAACCGATTCCGCTGGAATAATGACTGCGACACCGCCGTCATCTGTAGGGTAAATTATGCGCTTGTTCATGGTTGTCCTTAATTAGCGGAAAACTGCAACAGCGTTATACACCGCATCAGTTTGGTTAATAGCATTATCAGTTACAAGAAACCTAAACGCCGTAGTTGTTGGCGCAGATGTATAAGGGGCAAATGTTCTGCGAATAGCAGCAATGTCAGATCCAATAGCAGACCATGCGTAATTCACATCGGGCATTGCGGTCGTAAAGTTGACTGTATAGTCACCATTACCATTATCCGTAATGCTCGATACATTAAATGATGCGCGAATAGCGACAGTGCCTGTACCGTTAAAGTTCACCCACGCACGACAGAACGTACCAATTTGCGTACCTGCGCTATCTTGAATCGTCGGTGGCGTATTGGCTACACCGTTCTTTAGCACCAGCGTACTTGTTGATGCTGCTTGTATGTTATCTGCTACGATAGTTCCAGCCATGATGTCCTCTTATTCGTAGAGAATGTTGATGGTGCCAGCGTCGAAGGTGTCTGACGGCGATCCTGTTGCGCTGCCAATAACACGAAGACGGTCTAATGTGGCTGCCAAAGAAATAGATGCGCCTGTGGAAATCATTGTGTTCGTATCACTGTAGCCTACAGCACCCTGCGCTACCCATGCGTTTCCTGAAATATTACTTATAATTACTGATCCATGCCGTATTCCAGCAGCCGCTGAAGCACCCCCAGCCCTAATACCTATACCTGTGGTGAAATTTGATGTGGCTGCACCTGTTCCGGCTGTTGAATTGCTTGCCCCTAAATAGCCAGATATTGTAAATCCAGACGACGTGCCAAGCTGAATCTGTATATCATTCGACCCATTTGTCGATACACCTTGAAACATCACTGTAATCCGCTTAACCCACGAAGGTATCGACGTAAAGTCAATGCTGGTTCCGCTGGTAGACGCTTGAGCAGTAGCCGACACAATAGGCGCTAACGTACCTGTGACGTTAACCAAGGTCTGTGTTGTACTGCCTGAGACAGCAGGAGCGGATACCGTAATAGATCCACTGGTGTCGCCTGAGAGAACTACTGAAGCCATGATTTATCCTTTACAAAACAACCCAGCGACTGCCGGATGAAACGGTGACAATTACCGCTGCGGTAATCGCGGTCAGCGACGCCGACTGCGACACATCGACCGTGTAGGTACCAATACCGCCGGTGCCTGTACCCAAGGCCGTAATGACCGTACCTGTTGTGATGCCGGAACCGGCAATCACCGAACCTACACCCAAAGCGCCAGAAGTAGCCGTGTCAATCGTCAACGTTGTGGCCGCAATACTACCCGTGCCAACAAAGCCAGCACCCAGCGTAATCGGGCCGGTGGTCATGGCGTTCTTGGTAGCCGGAATTGTATAACTGATCGTGACCGTCTGGTCGTTCTCAATAAAGACTTCGTCGTTGCCGCCGCCGGTTGCACCCGCAGCACCGCCCACCTGACCCCACTGGTTATTGCTAAAGCCTTCAAACAGATCTAGCGTGCTGTTGTAGCGGAACATGCCTTCAGCTGGCGTGGCTGGCCGGTCGGTCGTAGCACCCACAGGCATCTGCACGTAGCCAAAGCCGGAGAAGGTGACATCTTGCGTGGCTGACAGGGTTGTGAACGCGCCCGTGTCAGGCTCCACGTCACCGATCGGCGGTGGTGAGCCGAACGACAGGTTGTCCACAGGCACCAGAATATTGTCTGTGGTGTACTGCGTGACATCCGTGCTGTCGGTGATTAGGAACTTGTACGCGATGGTCGGCTGCAACCAGATGTTGGCCATGCCCCGCGAATCAAGAATGATCGGGTTGGTGTTGGCCGTGCCGCCTGCCTGGTCGGTGTAGGTCGCAATCGGTGTCGTCGTGCCCCCGGCGTAGGTGTAGACCTTACCGGCTACCAGCGGGTTACCGTTGGCATCGAAGAATTGCTGCTTGGGTGTTGGGGTTAGGGATGCCATTTATTTCCTCAATTTGTTTCGGTTTTCTGGCGCTAACACGTTGACCGCAGCCCCGCGCCCTTCTCTCGGAATTACCATCCATTCTTGCGGATTGTTCAATACACGCAATACGGCGCTGCGCTCTACTGCCGGCAGTGTATCAATCAGCCTAGCCATATCTTGACCTGATTGGGAAGCGCGCGTCAACTTGTCCATGACGTTTTTACCAAGTTTTCTGGATAGCTCGTCCAAAGTTTCATTGGCCGCTGTGGTGGTTCGGTTAAACGCAAAGTTAGGGAATCTAAACCGCGACTTGTTTGCGTCTAGCAGCTCACGCAACGCTTGCTGACCAGCGTCAACTTGCGTGGCTATGCTAGCGTCGCGTTTAACTTCGCCGGCTACGCTTTTAAATGTCTCTATCGCTTTGGCGCTCATCTGCTTAAGAATGTCGTAGCTGCCCGCACCAAAAACTTTTTCAACTTCTTTAGGGCTGTTGCCTTCAACTAGTTTGACAAACGCTTTCGGGTCATTCTGGTACATCTCTAGCGCTTTGGCCGACATCTTCTTTTCGCTGACCGCTTTTAAACCCTGCGAGTACGCGTCAAGATAGGCGCGGTAACCTGTACCGCCAGCGGCTTCAATTGCATCAACCAAAACAGGATTGACGCTTTGGTTGACTTTAGCCGCCAATTCTTTTTGGGCGGTTGCGTCTGGCCCCGCAATTCGGCGGGCATTAGCATTTAAGTTTTTACGAAGTGTATCCACCGCATATGCGTCAATAACGCCGCCTGCGTTTGTCCACTTGATAAGATCATTTTTAGTCATGGTAAGCAAACGCACCAAATCACGGTTGCCAGGCGCTAATTTAGGGTCTGCTAATATCTTATCAATGTACGCAGTAACTTTATCAATTTTAAGCGGCTCTAAATTGTGCGCTTTTAAGCTGTTAGCCGCAGCAGTCGCAAAACGTGAAGCCTCACCAAATATCAGCGAACCTTCAGCGGCTTGTGTGGCCACGTCATCCGCGCGTTTGGCTAGCTCACCTTCGTAGGTGTACCGGCCTGTACTGACCGGACGGCCAAGTTCAATAGATTTTACTTGCCCTTTTTCAAGCAAACGCGTGCCTGCGGGTACTGTTGCTTCTGCTGCAGGCACTAAACCTACTACAGGTTCTTGCTTTATTACCCCTGGCGGTACAGCTGAAAAACGCCGTACTTTGTCAGTCTCTTGCGTTGCTAATACGCGCATGCGTTCTGCCTGCGCTTCTAGTTGAGGCTTTAATACGCCCGCCGTATTGGCAGCAGCCATCTCAACTTCAAGCTGCGGTACCAACTGCTTGCGCAGTTCGTTTTTAGATTCTTGTTGTGCTGTTTTGGCGCCTGTCTGCGTCTCAGCACCCGTTAACTCTGCAAGTTTGTTTATGCGCGCGGCTTCCTGCGCTTCAGCTGTGCTTAATACAAAACTAGGTTTGCGCCCGGCCATTTGCGCAAGCAACGCCTGTGTGGTGGGGGAGTTAAGCCCAGCAATAGATTGTGCAGCTGTCACATCCGCAGCCGCGCTGCGCGACTCTTTAATTGCGGTGGCCAACGCAACGTCATCAAGCTTTAGTGCGTCTTTTAAAATTTTTGCGGCTTTTTGCTGGCCAATCTGACCGGTCAAAGTGTCATACAACCAACCAACACCGCGCCCGCCCATCTGAAGCGCCTTGTTAACGTAGGGTGCGGCAACCTGACCGCCTGCCTCAAAGATGGCGCCCATCAACAGATCGCGGGTGCCTGCGCTCAAGCCTTCGCCAATTGTCATTTCAGGCTTATTGCCTAATGCAATATCGGCTTGACGCAACAGCCCTGACGCTAGCCCGTAGCCGGTGGCGGAACCTAGAACTGTGCCCGGCGGGCCGCCATAAGAACCAAGGATGCCCCCGCCTATCGCACCGGTTGCTTCCAATGTCGGGCCAAGAAATTGCCGCGCAGTTTGCGCAGCGCTATAAAGGCCGGGGTAATCTTTGGCAAACGGAGGCGGCTGCACGCGGGGGCCAGGCACTTCGCTTACAGGCGCTTGTTCTGGCGTGGCAGGCAGTGGAGTGTCAGATACCCATTTGTCGTCAACAAGATAAGCTTTAGCGCCTTCCTTGTTAGTCGCCGATTCAGTAATGGGCCGCCATTGCCCATTAACGAGCGCAACGCGCTCGCCAGTTTCAGGGTTAGTTGCGGTTTCCAGAGCCATTATTTTTTATCCGGTACAAAACCTGAAGGTGGGGGTGGGGCTTTACGCTGACTTGGGCTAGCTTCCATATCGCCGGTTGTAAATTCATTTGGGCGTTGTTTCATCAAACGCAAAATAACTTTTGCTGCCGCTTTACGTCTTTCATTAGGTAAATTTGGGTTTGCCAATTCACCTGCTGCCCTATTGTATGATGTTACGTCCGCGTTAGATTGCGGGCCTTCAAAACGCGGTACCATTTTTAATACCATATCCGCAATTGGCTCTAACTGACCAGTTGCAATATCGCCCGGCGTTGCTGTGCCAAAAAATTGCGCGCCAATATCCACAAGTCTGCCGGCGCCGCTACCTGTAGCTTGGTCAATCAAGCCGCCGTCTTTACTAATTTCCTCCAATTCAGTAGTAACGCGTTTAATGTCGCGTACCAAATTCTTTTCAGCCTGTTCTGTTTTTATTAATGTAGGACTCTTTTTGCCAGCGTTAGCTTGAGTTCGAATAACTTGGCCAAACGCGTTGTAAAACGTAACGTTACCTTGGTCGTCAGTCGATGTATGTGCAACCTTGTTAGGGTTTTCGCCAGCAGTTGGCTTGTTAATTTCCGCGCGGCGCAAACGTTCCATTTCTTTGTTATGGCGTGCTGTTTCTTCTGCTTGCAACTGCGCGCGATCAGCACCCGCTTGGCCAATTTTCTCCATAGCATTCGCATGGCGGGTCTGTTCTGCTATCCGCGCGTCTTCCAACTTAAGCCGCGCGGCTTCGTTTGCAAGTCGAGTTTCCTCAAATCCTAAACGTTGTTCTTCAAAACCTACACGCTGTTCTTCAAAACCTGCGCGTTTTTCTTCAAGCGCCTCTTTCTTTTGCGCTCTAACATCTGCGAGTCGGTCTTTAGCCGATAACAAACTACGCACTGTGCGAATTTGCCACGCAGGAATTTCCGAATCATTGTTAGGCATCCCCGCGATAATTTTATCCGCTTGATCTTGCCGCAATTCGCCAGACTCTACTTTACGGTTTATGTCTGATAAAACAGCATCTACCGTGTCAAAACTAGTGATGTCGGCAATCGCGGTTTCAATTTTTTCTTTTGATAGCGCTCGTTCGCGCTCTTCTTTTTTTAACCCAAGCTCTTCAGTTTTAGCTTGGCGTTCTGCTGTGCGTACACCTAATTCTTCACGCTTTAATTGCGTGTCAACAAACTGATCCGCAAGCAAAGGTGCGACTTGCCGCACGCCCGCTTCTAACTCCAAAGCGTCTTTTGGTTTGTTTGGGTTTGCAAGATACGCGGCTAATGCGTTGCGCTGGCGCGTTGCTTCTTTCGCTTCTTGCGTTTTTAATTGGTATTCCTGCGCTCTCAACGCATTCATTTGCGAAGACTCTTGCAAGTCGCGCAATTTCATGGCTTGCGCCATCTGGTTCATAGGCGATTCAATTTGAATGCCTTTAAACTGCCCTGGAATAGTGTAATCTATACCGGCCATAACTTACCTTTAAGAATTAACGTCATAGGGGAATGGGTTGCCCGGCATACCTAGTGGTGCTGTTCCGCCACTTGACTGCTGCTGCGGAAAGAATCGATTCATCATTTGCTGATTCTGGTAATAGTTCAACCCAGTACCAAGACCGCCCGCCAACGCGTTAGCAGTGTTCATGTAGCCAGACGCGCGGATGTTGCCCATCTGAGCAGCGCTTTGCGCCATGTTTTGGCCGTACTGACCCGCTTCGTTTGATAATGTATTAGCCGATGTTTGCCCCATACCAGCAAGGCTCTGCAGCGGGTTTAGCCGAGCAGCGCGCTCTGCCTGATAGCGGTTAAACGCATTGGTAAATTCTTGCGATCCTAGCTCTTGGCCGTAGCGCGTTATGCCCCGCATGGTGTTGCCTGAGAGCAGACCGCCTCGCGCTGCAGCGCTGCCCTCTAGCGCGCGCAGACCTTCTTTAAGGCGAAAACCGTAGCCGGGGTCGGCTTGGAACTGTTCCATACCAAATGGCGTATAGCGAGACGCGGCAACCAGTTCAGGCAATGCGTTGACGCCAGCCTGACGGAAAGGCTCTTGCAACTCAACCTGACGGTTAAACATACGCTCTTGCGCAGCGGTAGCCTCACGCTGCGCGCGCTCTTGCGCCTTAGAGGCTTTGTTAGAGCTGTACGCGCCAATTACGGCGCCGCCTGCAATTGCTGCTGCGACCCAAGTCATAATGTGACCCCTTCAATTAACTCTGTTTTGACGTTATTGCGCGCGTCAAACAACGCGGTTGTGTCAGGCTCTAATAAATCAGCTTCAATTTCATCAAGCTCTGTTTTATCTGTGCGATGAATCGTAATGCCGATTGAATCTGTTACCGCCATTGTGACGCGCTTGGTGCCAGGCTGTGATTCCACTACGTCGCCAGGCAGTAAAGTAATCATGCCGTTTTCAGTCCACGCGATAATTTCACCCATAGCGCACAAAAAGAAATGCGGCTCTTTATGCACCTTGCCTACAATCAAAGTGCCGGCTGGGCGAAACACTTTACGCATGTACATGCCGGGCGAAAAATGATGCTCCGTAACCAATTCGGCTTGCGGCATCGTTACCATCTCAGCCTGCAAACGGTCAATCTGTTCGCGGCTTGGCACAAAATGTTCAGTAATCTCGTTCACACCACCACCCATCGTGAGCCACTAGGCACAGTCACCGTCACGCCGCCAGACACCGTCACCGTACCGGCAGACATGCCCGAATAACCTGCGGGGATCGTGTAGCTGGTGCCAATAGTTAAACTATTGACAAATATGCCGTTAGATGCCGCTACTGCTGTGGATGTTAATTCACCGGTACTGGGTTTGTACAGTAATTTTGCATTGCTAGTATAGATGGTTGACAGCGAACCGGACGTGGCAGCCGCGAACGTTGGGTAGACGTTAGTGGCCGTTGTCGTGTCGTTCGTAATCGTTGCGCCTGACCCAGTTGGCAGCGCCCAAGTTGCTGTCGTGCCGTTCGATGTCAGCACGTAAGTATTGGCACCAATCGGCAGGCGAGTAGCGCTGTTAACGCCGTTGCCAAGGATCAAGTCACCCGTGCTGGTGATTGGCGACAGGGCGTTAAAGGCTGCGCTAGCAGTCGTCTGGCCTGTGCCGCCATTAGCGATCGGCAGCGTGCCGGTCACTTGCGTGGTCAAGCTGACGTTTGACAGTGTGCCACCCAGTGTCAGGCTGCCGCTAGATGTGACCGTGCCAGACAGGCTAATGCCGTTGACCGTGCCGGTGCCGGACACGCTAGTGACGGTACCCACGTACTGGTCGTTCGACGTAATGGTGAAATTGGGATACGTGCCCGAGATGCTGGTTGTGCCCGCACCAGTTAGCGCCACTACTTGGTCAGGCAGGGTATTGGTAATCGTAAAGCTAGGGTACGTGCCTGACGTGCTAATGCCTGTGCCGCCGGTCAGCACCACCGTCTGGTCTGGCGCCGAATTGTTAATCGTAATAGCTGTTGAGCCGTTGTAAGTCGTGCCGGCGCTGTACGAGATACCGGTGCCTGCGGTCAAGGCATTGGCTACGCTGCCTGCTTGGCCTGTCGTGTTTTGGTTAAGCGTCGGTACGTCCGCAGCCTGAATAGCACCCAAAGCCGCGTTAGTGCCGTCTGAGCGCAGGTAATAGCCTGACGTCTGCGTGCCTGTTAAAGCCGTAATAGCCGCCGCTGCCGTAGTCTGGCCGGTGCCACCGTTAGCAATCGCTACCGTGCCCGTGACGTTGGCCGCATTGCCCGTAATGTCGATAGCCCACGTACCCGACGCGCCAGAACCTGTCGTGCTGGGTACGCTCAAGTTAGTGCGGGCATTCGCTGCTGTAGTGGCGCCTGTGCCGCCGTTATCAACGTCTAGGGTGCCAGCTAGGGTGATGGTGCCGGAGGTCGTGATCGGCCCGCCAGAGGTCGTTAAACCCGTCGTGCCGCCTGATACGTTGACCGATGTGACCGTGCCTGACCCGCCGCCGCCTTGGTTGGCTTTATTGAGCAGGTTTAGGAAGAACCGATACCAGTCACGCGAGACAAGACCCGTCCGGTCGTCAGTAATAGACGACTGGTTCTTAGGTATTTGCGGTTCGTTATCGGCGTTAGGCATTGGTGCCGGACAAAGCGAGTTCGGCACCCATAATGGCGATCTTGACGGGGTCGGTGCCTGATACCTCGTACACGCGGTCACGCAGCTTGTCAGTCATGCCCAACCGACGCCAGAACGCTCTGAATCCGTAATTGCCCATCTTGCCCATGCCCGCCCACTTCTCGTTCGACCATGTGTGGCCGCCGTCGTCTGAGAAGCGCAGCATGACCTGCGGGTCGTTGCCTTGGCCAAGAACCAAGCCCACACCTGTCTCGCACTCAAGCTGCAAAGCATGCTGGGCGGTACGTTTTAAGTTGTTCTGGCCGGTAGGCAGCGCTCGCCACGACCGCAACCACTTTTGTGGCAGGTTGTCGTCAGCAAATACGTCAAGATCGTAAGCGTAAATCTTGCCGTTCTGGAAGTCGCCGACAACGATTTCGTTGTTGAAGAACATCTGGCAGTTCGCACGGTGACGGATAAACTGCCCGTTGGCAAAGCCAGCACGCTCATGCCAGGCTTGCGTGGCCACATCGAACACCCAAGTCTTCTGAGCCGTCGGAAAGGTCAGTACATAGAAAGCATGGCCGTCTTGTTGGTAAGTAAAAGCGACTGCGTCTGAGATAGTGCCGTAGCTCTGGATGGCAAACTCAACCGCGTGGGTAGAGATGCGCTGGCCAGTGTAGCCGTTGGCACGAAACACCACGCCTTGGCCACGGGCGTCTGACCCTAACCAGAACAGCGAGTTATCCATTTTGGCAACCGAGAAGGTCGCTGCGCAGCCCAGCTCGTTGACCGCACCTTGGATGCGAGCTAGCGGAAACGGCGTGTCGCCTGCGTTGTACCAGACTTCGACCGACTGGGTGCCGAACAGCCACACCTCGCGGTGGTCGACAAACAACGAAATGAGGTTGTCCGGCATACCTTCAGCACTAGCAAACGACAGCGGGTCGAGCTGGGTGCCGTCAAGCAGTTCAGACGTCCAGAACCGCTGCGAGTTTGGCTCTTGGAAGACAAAATAGCCGTCCAGATAGCCGACTGTTACCGCGCCGGGAAAGTCCACATCGGTAATCTCTGCGTACTCTTCAGTCGACGCGTCGTAAATGTAACCGTCAGGATTAGCTGCAATAAAGAGCTGTGTGCCGTTATCCACCATCGACACGGGGCCAGTACCGCTCACATTCCCGATCGGTACCGACGTCCAATTGCTTGAGATGCGGTAGAGCTTGCTGCCTGAGACAGCGTAGCCGTAATTGCCGTACTGCCACAGCCCACGGATGGGGCCTGTACCGACGGTAGCCAGCTTACGCAAGCCTGGCGCCCGGTTTAAAAACGCAGGCTCCATACCTTCTGGCGCCGGGGTAGCTTCTGGGTACAAATTAATCATCCGCGAGTCTGCCGCATTGACGCTGCGGGCAACGTAGGATTGGCCGAGGATAGGCGTCTTCACGGTTTAATAGTTACCGGCGTAAATGTTAAAGCGCTGACGGGTGGCGACCAGCGAGTACGGCATGGACATCACGTCATCAGGATTGTTGATGCGCTTCAGATTACGCTTAGACGTCATGGCAATACGCTGCACTTGCGGCATAGGCTCGACACCAAACTCGTTGGCAATCTCCATCGCCAAGTTGTACTTGAACGCACGCAAATAACCCGGCGGGAACGACAGTACGGTGTTCAAAGTAGCCGGTTTATCCAGCTGTTGCACCGACACAAAATGCCACTCCAACAAGCGTGTGGGCTTGGGGTAGATCGTCATGGTGATGTCTGGGAACGTGTTGTTCACAAACATGACCTGCGGGTAGGTGCTGGTGACCGTCTTGACCGCAATGCCGTTGTACTGCTGCTGGTTAATCAGCTTGATGCCGTAGGACACATTAGTGCCAGGGTCACGGAAATAAGTCGCGTCGTCAATCAAAATGGGGCGATTGCCGACAAAGTCGCCGGTTGGCCCAAGCGTCTGGGTAATCTCGCCAGCCGGCCAGTTAAACACCTGATCTTCGGTGCAAAACACAGCTAGGCGCTCAGTATTCCACGAATCAATCATCTGATTCATGGCGGACAGCGCGTCTTGTGCTGCCTGCGGGGATGGCTCTTCACCTTCAGCCAGCTGGCCTATGAGCCGAAGCGACGCTT